GTCGAGTTGCTGGTCTCGGCCTGCCACACGGTCCCGCCATCGACCTTGAAGAAGACCGCCCCACTGTAGGACGACTTCGGCCCGGCTCCGTCATCGACAAGAGCATTCGCCGCGACCGCATCCATCAGCCCGACGAGCACGTTCGCGTCGTCCGTGTTGGCCTCGGTGAACTGCACCTTGGCCTCGAAGAGCAACGGCTTGTCAGCAGCAAACTTGAAGACCTCGTTCGCCGATTCGACGTAGGCTTCGTCGTTGTCGGCCACAGTTCCATCGCTCGGCACGAGAGCGAGAATCCCGCCCGCAGCATCGCCCACCGAGGCAGTGCCGGTGTCGGTCAACGTCGTCACCCAGTCCGCCGAATCGACGTCGCGGGTGAAGTCGTCGGCGATTGAGAATTGATTGCGGGTCAGCAGCAGTTGCGTGAGCCCATCGGTACGAACAGCCATTAGCGTCGCTCCTTAGTTGCGAATCGCGGCGAGGAAGCCGCTGGTATTGTTGGGATAGGCAGCGACAGCCGCAGCCGGGGGACTCGCAGCAGGCCGGGCAGCACGCTGGGCAGCAGGCCACGACTCTACCAGCGTGGCCCGCTTGTCGCCGGGCATGGCCTTGAGGGCTTCGAGCCGCTCGCGGGTGACCTCGCGGCCCGCCGATTCGAGCAACGCCCGTGCGTCATGATCAGCCTTCAAGACGGCGAACCCCTCGACCAGCACGTCCAGCTTGGACATGATCTTGACGAACGATTCAGCCATCGGCTTCTCGCCCATCTTGTCAGCCTCGCCCATCTCGATCTCAAGGCTTGGCTCTTCCGGCGTCTCCATCGCAGCCAGGAGTGCCTTGAGCTTGGCGACCATCTCGCCCATGTCGCCATCCATATCCATCGCCTCCATGACCTTGGCCTTGAACTCGTCGGCCTCCGTCACGGGTTTCTTGTCGCCTTCGACCTGCATATACCCTCCCTCGCTCTCGAAAAGCCCCGCGTTGGTGGCGGGAGTCTGGACCAGATCAACGCTGTGGACTCGCTCGACGGTCTCAACAATCGTCGTGCCCCCGTCCATCCGCACGGTACCCTCGGCATGGTGACTCAGCCCCAGCCGGTTCGGGTTCCGCTGGGCCACCTCGACCAGCAACGGTGCCGATGGGTGAGACTTGAGGTAGTGCAGGTCGCCATAAACCGCGTTCTCGCGCACAGCCACACCACGCAGCCACCCAAACGCATCCGCCACGGGTCGGTCGGTCGCATCGCGGGAGTGATCGACGTTGACCGCCACCCCCTCGTACATCCCCGCCGCCGACTTGATCGCTTGGGGCGAGTATCGACGCCCGTTCTTCGACGATGGCCCGAGGATGCGAACGCCACGAATGACGCCCTCTTCGGTGTCGATCGCCGTCGGGCTGAGTTGTTCTTGCTCGATGAGTCGCATGGTGCCATGATGCGAGAAGCCCGCCGCGAGGGACAATAGTCGTGTAATCAAAATGCGACGTTGATACAAAAGCAGCGTATTTCTCGGGGAATAGACCTTGTGAATCATGATTCACAAGGTCACCGCCTCACTCGCTTCGCCGCTGGTTCGGCCTGCGTCGTGAGATAACACCGGCAGTTCGGGTGTGCTGGCGGACCGCCGTTGGCGACGATCTGACTGATCGCCCGAGTCCCCCCAGGCGCAACAAGCGTTCGCAACACCGGCTCCCACAGGTCGGGCACCTTGCCATCGAGGGGCCGACAGACCGGGCAGACCCTATCGTCCTTCTCCGTCCGCCATCGCGTGATTAGGTTGTAGCCTCGGTCCTCGACCACGGGCTTCACCCCATTCGTCCCGCCGACTGCCGCTTTCGTGACCTCCGTTGCCGCTGTCGTTGCATCGCGGGCCGGGCCGATAGCCTGAGTCAACACCTCCTCGACGTTGGCCTTCGATGGCGGTGTTGTCGCCCAGCCCTTTCCCGCCGCGTCAACGATCTCCTTAGCAGCCTCGATGTTCGCTCGGGCCACCTCTGCCGCCTGCGTTGTCGTGGATGCCATGCCTTGACGCACCATCGCCGAATGCTGTGCATCGCCGGTCCCCGTGCTTCCGATGAGTTCCTCTAGGTGCTGATTGGCCGCGAGCATCCAGATAGCCAGCAGCATCCCGGCCATCTCCTGCCGTCGCTCCTGCTCCCACCGCGCCCAGTCATTCGCCGTCACCCGCGAGGGGTCGGGAGGATCGCCCAGCTTGTCCCGCAGTTCCGCCCGCTGCTTGCTCGACAGACGGGAAAGCCGCTTGGCGAAGTCGGCCTCAATGGCCATGCGACCGACGATCTCACTCATCGCAACAGCCCTCGTGTTCGTGAAGTTGCGACAGGATCGCCCGGGCCTCTGGCACGCTCTGCACTGACTCCAGAGCCGCCACGACTGCCGCGTCAATCGCCGACTCGTTCACGTTGCCCACGATCCCTGCCGCCCAGTCAACGCCAGTTGTCCCACCCCAGCCCAACCAGGCGACGTGTCCCGCGTCTCGCCACGGCTCGTCCGCAAACTCCGGGGCGACCTCGGCGTTCTTGCGATGCCTGGCAAATGCAGCCATCCGCCCGACAGTCTCCCGCGAGAGTCGATCCCCTCGGGCCAGTTGGTTCGCCCTCGTCCACCCGACCTGCGTCATCCCCTGCACCGCGTCCCCGTGCTCATCCCGCCACCGCAGCACCCGCTTGGCGTTGTTCCTCGCGGACTCGGGAGGGTCGTAGGATTCGGCCTCCTGCACGCTCGCAGGCTGCATGTTGGCTTGCTCGGCGTCGTAGTCAAGCCCCGCCTGCTTGGCCGCTGTTCTCTTCGACAGGATGCCCGACTGGATCTGCATCGCCTGCACTGTCGCCAGTTCCTGCGGGTTGCGACTTGCCACGCTGGGCTTCTCCACCGCGATCTCGACCACTGACTCGATCTCGGCCCACGGCACCTGGGGGAGTCTGCCCTGCTCCCACGCGAACCGCAGCACCTTGTAGAGCATCGATTGAAACGTGCGAGCGTAGAACGCCTGATCGGCTTCCCGGGCCTTCACGAACGGGCTTTCGGCTACCAGCGTGCTGGCGTAGTTCGCGTTCGACGCATCCCCCGAGACCATGTACTCCGGCATGGCCCAGCGGGTCCCGACGATCCGCAAGACGTATTGCGAGACCTCAAGGAAGCCGCTGTTGCGTTCCGCACCCATTGGGCCGGGCTTGTATTGCAGGCCGGGCGATGGCTTGAGAATCGTCCCCGGGTTGTACCGCTGGACTCGCTGCGGCTTCTGTCCCCCCCCGACGACATGCCGCCCGTATTGGGCCACGGCATCACTTGCCCCGAGGGACTGAATGCTCGCCTGCGTCGTGCCTGCTGGGGCCTCAAGAATCCACGCGATCGCGGATTGCAGTGCAGCACCCTCGGCCATGTTCCGCCGCAGCTTGGCCTCTCGTGCGATCTCCTCGACGATGAGGAACAAATCCGAGACGCCCCGCTTAGCGTTGGCCACCGCGTTCCGCCGGACATGCAGCATCCGCCGGGCCGGGATGTAGTCCCAGTCGATACCGCCATCGTCACGCGACAGATGGTAGCCCAGCACCTGCGACGGTCGGGTCTCGGGAGTTCGCACACCAAACGACCACGACGTCGGTCCGTCGTAGTCTCCCAGCCATTCCTCCAGTTGGCGCACGTTGCCCGGCTCGCGGATCTGGTCGGGCTCAAGAAAGCACAGCGTGGGCCTGCCCTCGGGGGATGCCTCGATGTACGCGAAGCACTCCCCGTCTTCCCGGCTGCGGTGGTGAATCTCGCGGTCTACGACGCCGACAAAGTCCACGTCATCAAGGAACCGGTCAACGATCCGCTGGCACTGCTCGGCGAGTTGCTGGTTGTCACATTGGACCGTGAACGAGAACCCCGGGCCGAACGTGTATTCCGCCAACCTGTCGAGTGCCGCCGTCGCCACCGGAGTCAAGAGTGCCAGGTTACGGGCCGCACCCCTGATGTAGGCCAGATCGATCTCGGAGTCGTAATAGGGCTTGTACCGCCCGTCCGCCCTGTCTGTCGCCGATGTGAACGGGTTGACGGCGGTCGGATAGCCGAAGGTGGGATCGTCGTACAGATAGCCTCGCCGGTCGATGGTCTCGGGGATGAACGCCTCGAGGAGGTTCTTAATCGCGTCGCTCATTCTTCGATTCCCTCAGAGTCTTCCGGCGTTCCCCGCATCGCTGACACTCGCGATACTCAACGATCCCTGACCGCCCCGCGTGGCTCGTGCGGATCCGCATCGGTTCGCCACAACTGCACATCTTCACCACCTGACGATATCGGGCAATGTCGCTCACGTGAAGACCTCCTCCGCGTCTTGATCCACGCCCACGGCCAGCCCGTTGAGCCCACGCACCGCCATCTCCAGAGCATCCGGCCCGTCGTCGTGCTGCCCCCGGGGGAACTCGCCCAACTGATCGAGCAGCAGCCGCGTACCCGGTGTGTCCCGGAATCGGAACATGTCCGACCCCAGCAACGGACCGAGGGCCGAGACCCGCAGGATCTTGTTGCCGGTGTTGATCAGCGTCTGCAGCGACATGGCCAGCCCTGCCGAGAGTGCTGCGACATGGAACGACTCAGCAAGCACCCGCTGGAAGCCGTTCCCTTCGAGCACCATTAGATTCGCCCGATGCTTCGCGTACATCGCCACCGCATCCGCCGCAATCTCCTGCTCGGGCCGCCTCCTGATGTCGGCATCCACCCACAGCTTCCCGCCGCTTCGCCCGATGAACACGATGGCCGAGAAGTCGCCCTTTCGATCATCCGCCCCGAGGCTGGGGTCCACCGCCACAACGCCGACCTCGAACTGCTCGGGCCAGCGGGCTGCCATCACCTTATCCCCGAGGTAGCCTCCCCACTTCGACTCGCCCCACTTCCCGGGCCGTTGCTGGAACATCGCCCTCCACCAGTATTCGCTCCTCTCCCGCCGCATCTGCTCCAGCTTGGCGACCGGGTAACGCTCGGGCCACAGTGCTTCCCCTGGCTGCCGGCCCAACACGTCGCCGGCTTCGGCCAACGCCGGCAGAGTGAGACGCCGAATCTTCGCCCCACCGCTCAACAGCCGGCCAAAGATGTCCGATTCATGCCATCGCGTCATAATGCCGATCACGACTCCCCCGGGCTCAAGTCGCGTGCTGGCGGTCGATTGCCACCAGTCCCAGTGATTCTCCCGCGTGGTCCCCGACAACGCCTCCTCCGCGTTCTTCACCGGGTCATCGATGATCAACAGGTGAGCCCCCCGCCCAGTCATCGGCCCGCCCACCCCCGCCGTGCTCATCCCTCCGCCTGCCGTTGTGCTCCAGTCGTCTGCCGCGTGGTTGTCGTCTGACAGCCGCCGCCCAAACACCGGGCAGGCCACATCCGCGAACACCTGCCGGGCCTTACGTCCCCAACTCCGGGCAAAAGTCGCCTCATACGCTGCCAGCATCACCCGACGATCTGGCCAGACGCCGAGGTACCACGCCGGGAGGAACTTGCTGACCAACTCCGACTTGCCATGTCGGGGGGGGGCCTCGATCAGCAGGATCGGTTCGCTCCGCCCCGTGATGGTGTCGCAGATGGCGCGACTAATCACGCTGACATGCCGGGGAATCTGGAATCGCCCGTCAGTTGCCGACTTGGCGAACAGTGCCGGTGTCGCTACGTCCTTCCAAGAACGCGAGATACTCGGGCTCACCTAGGGCAGCCTCCACGGACTGAGAGAGAGAGACAGACACGCCCACATTGACAATGTTCGACGCTGGCCCCTGCATCGCCTTCACGTTCAGCCCGTCCGCCTGGATCAGTGCCCGACACGCAGGAATCGAGACGTCGGGGTCGTTGGCCTCAACCCACCGCGACAACTGCTCCACAACCCGCCGCCGCTTGTGTCGCCCAATCCCCCACCGCAGGCCCTTTACCATCATCGCTGCCGAGAATGGAGCAGGGGCCGGAACTGCCCCCTCCCCGCTTCCGGGTGTCTGACCCTGCCCAGCCCCGGAAACTCGCTCGTTTCTCGTGGGCTTCTTGGGCTCAGGTCCAGCCGGGGCAATCATGTCAACTGCTCCTCACCTGCAAAGTCGCCACAAAGATCCGCGTATTGCTCGCCGAGGTCACGCCGCTCACCGTCAGCGTGTAGTCGGTGCCAGCAGTCCCCCCGCTGATCCTTACCTTCGCCCCCTCGTTCGCCGCGACTGTCGCCCCCGTAAACTCATCGGTGAACGCCGACGCCTGCACGCTGGGTGATCCGATGGTCAGCCCCGAGGGTGTAGCCGACACGCTCACCGACGATAGCGTTTCCCCCGATGCCAGCAGCTTCCCGAAGTCGAGCCCGTACAGGACCGACTCGCTCGGGTGCTTCACCAGTGGCCGCTCTGCCGCAACGCTCAGTCCTGCCATGCTATCTCCTCGGTCTCATTGTCTCCGCCCTCGGCAATCCTCGCAAGACGTCTCCCCGCTGCTGCCCGCGTGCCACGTCTGGCCTGCCCACCCCTCGCCAGGTCGGTGCCGGAATGCCAGTCTCGACCACTGCGCCGCCCTCGGTGCCGTAGCCCAGCGTCACCAGCAGAGACGATGAGCCCCACGAGCCGAGACCCAGCGTCAGGACCGAGGAGGGAGAGC